CAGGCAGAAACACTATTTAGTAGAACTATTAACAGACTTACTAGTGACCATGCACTTAGCGTACTAGGTGACCCAGAGATTGATGATGAGGCTAAAAAAGTTGCTGGAGTTACTAAACAAATTAAATTAAAGAATTCTGGCTCATCTGTAATGATGATGACAGCCAACCCTCGTGCAAAAATTGAATCTAAGTCTTTTCATTTGATTGTTATTGATGAGTGCCAAGAAGCAGATGATTTTGTAGTTTCTAAATCTATCTCCCCTATGTTGGCGTATTACGCTGGAACTATGGTTAAAACAGGCACCCCAACAACACACAAAAATAACTTTTATCGTTCTATACAGTTAAACAAGCGTCGTCAAACTTCTAGAGGAAATAAACAAAACCACTATCAATGGGACTGGAAAGACGTAGCTAAATACAACGACAACTATCAGAAGTTTATTAAGAAAGAAATATTACGTGTTGGTGAGGACTCCGATGAGTTCCAAATGTCTTACAACTGCAAGTGGCTTCTAGAACGAGGAATGTTTGTAACCTCTACGGTAATGGATGAACTTGGGGACACGTCTCAAGAAATTGTTAAAGCTTGGCATAGAACCCCAGTTGTAGTTGGAATCGACCCAGCTAGAAAAGTTGACTCCACAGTTGTTACAGTTGTTTGGGTTGATTGGGATAGGCCAGATGAATTTGGTTACTTTGACCATAGAATTTTAAACTGGTTAGAAATCCAAAGTGAAGACTGGGAAGACCAGTACTTTCAAATAGTTAACTTCTTAGGTAGCTATGACGTGCTAGCTGTCGGGGTTGACTCGGGAGGTGTGGGTGACGCGGTTGCTCAAAGATTAAAATTGCTATTACCTAGAGCTGAGGTATACCCAATTGGAAGCAGTCAACCTGAGCAATCTAAACGTTGGAAACACCTTAAAACTCTAATTGATAGGCGCCTTATTGGATGGCCAGCCCATGCTAAGACCAGAAGACTTAGAACTTGGAAAAGGTTTTACCAACAGATGACAGACCTAGAAACTAAATTCACTGGGCCTAACTTTTTAGCTCATGCCCCAGAAGAAGCCCATGCCCACGACGACTATGCTGATAGTTTGGCTATTGCCTGCTCTCTAACCATGGACCTTACAATGCCTCAGGTTGAGGTCTCGTCGTCACCATTTTTCAGATAGATTTGACTTTATCCTGAAAAATTAACGTTTTAATAAGACACTTGTACTGAGGCCTCAACCTTTTAAAGGAGTAATAAACATGGCAATTGCCCCAACACCACAAGTTCCAGAACGCTCTGGAAACACTTACGACCGTAAGATGGCTTCCGCTGTCCCAGGACAACGCGGACCTCTACGCTTTCAAGAAGGTATCGGAACCGATACCGATGTTCCACAAGAATTTGGAAAGGGTGCTGCACAAGGTTACACACCAGCAGCAGGCCGTCCAAATCGTAATGCACCTGTTCACACCAAGCCAGCTGAAGAAACTATGCGCGAGCGTGCTCACGTAGGTTCAGCTTCTTGGATTGAAGCAACAGATTTTCTTCAAGAGTTTTCAAATGGTTCTTTTCAAGATTATGCAGAACCAACAATTGAAGAAGTTACACGTAACGGCGCTCGCCAATCACGTGTAAGCCCAGCAGTAGTTCAGGACTAATTAAGTTTCCTGCCCCCTTCCAGCGTCCCACCATGCTGAGGGGGCAGGATTCCCTGCATTGAGGATAATAAATGTTAATCAAAGGTAAAGAAGTTCAAGAGGGTCCTAAACAACTCCCTGCTAACCCTAGACTTTGGAACATGATTACCACACAGGCAAAAACTAGATTTTCAAAACAATCCCCAGCATCAGCTCACTGGGTTCATTCTCGATATGTTCAAATGGGTGGAAAGTTTGTAGATTCTAAAAAAGATATTGACCCTAAGAATAGGGACGTAGCACAAGAAAAAACAGACAAAATTGAAGCTTCTAAAAAGAAGAAGGTTACCAAGTCTATTAAGAAGTCAGTAACCAAAGATGTAAACAAGCCAGTAAATCGGCCAATAGCAAGATAGGTGGTTCCGCAAGTTAGCAAACTAATGCTAAACTACGGTAGTTAAATATTTGAATGAGAGGATTTTAGGTGAGCATAGATTTTTCACCCCCTAGTTATAGGGCCGCCTCATCTGACTTAACCATATCCATATCCCCTTTGGGATTAGTAGAACTTGCTGATGAAGAGTTTGAAGTTCATGGTCCGCGTTTAAATCGGTATTCTCTTAACTGGGCGATGTACCTAGGTCACCATACATCTTTCCGCCGCCAACAGGGCGAACCTCAAATGGTATTCAATTACTATCGAGCAATTACAGATTTTATTATTAACTTTACTTTTAGCAAGGGTGTTCAATTTAGAAGCCCTAAAGCAACAGAGGCTATTGTTCCTGATTTGCTTGAGCGCGTATGGGAAGTAGATAACAACAAAGCAACCGTACTTTGGGAGATTGGTCAACAAGGTTCTGTATCTGGAGACTGTTTTGTTAAAGTAGCATACGAAGAAGCATGGGTAGACCCAGCCGGTATGCAGCACCCAGGACGTGTACGTGTATTACCTCTAAACTCTTCTTTCTGTTTCCCAGAGTTTCACCCGCATGACCGCAACCGTTTGATTCGGTTTAAACTCAAGTATCGTTTCTGGGGCACATCTCTAGAAGGTACACGACAGGTTTATACCTATACAGAAATATTAACTGACGACGTTATCGAAGAGTATATTAATGATGAGCTTATTGACTCTCGTCCAAACCCACTTGGAACTATTCCTGTAGTACACATGCCTAACATTAGAATTTCAGGTTCTCCTTGGGGACTATCTGACTGTAATGAAATGATTTCTTTAAACCGTGCCTACAATGAAACTGCAACAGACATTGCAGACATTATTAATTATCACGCTGCTCCTGTAACAGTAATTATTGGAGCTAAAGCATCCCAGCTTGAAAAGGGTGCTAATAAAGTGTGGGGTGGACTACCAAAAGACGCAAGGGTAGAAAACCTAGAAGGTGGCGGACAAGGCCTTAAAGGCGCTATGGATTACATGACTATGTTAAAGCGTGCTATGCACGAAATGACTGGTGTTCCAGAAACTGCTCTAGGTCAATCACAACCTATTTCTAATACATCAGGTGTAGCACTTGCTATCCAGTTCCAACCTTTAATGAATCGTTATCATCAAAAGATTGTTCAATACGCATACGGACTAGAGCGAGTAAATGAACTCATTCTTCGTAACTTAGCTGTTAAAGAGCCAGAAACATTTACTTGGAATCCTGATAGAGACACCATTCCTAAGCCAGACCAACTTCTTCAGTTAGACCCTAATGACCCAGACACCTACAGAACGTACGTACATTTCCCACCACCACTGCCACTAGATAAACTTATTATTCTTAACGAAATTCAATCTATGCTATCTCTAGGCTTAGAGTCTAAAGAAGGCGCACTTAGAGCCCTTGGTGAAGAGTTCCCTTCAGAAAAAATTCAAGAAATTAGACAAGAGCTTATTGACGACGCCAAGGCAGACGGCGCACTTAAACTTGTTCAAACCGAAATCGCTAATGAGATTATGACCTTAACAGGCATGGTCCCAGGACCTGACGGTTCTGCTGCTCCGCTCTCACCTGAGCAAGCAGCGGGTATGGCTGCTGGCGGAGGCTCTCCTGCTCAGACACCATTGTTGGACGGAGATGTAGTCGCAGGACTACAAATGGGTGAACAAAGTATCCGTTCTAGACTAGTAACCGAAGCTTATGGAACAAAGATTCCACAACGTCGTGTACCAGAAGAATACGAAAAATAAAGCATTATAGGCTGAAATTTTTTGTAAAACGCGGAAAAATGTATGTGTAAAACCAAGAGACGGTCATTTGTGCTACGGGGGTAAAACCTCATTCGAAAAAAGACCCAGAGAACATAAAGGACGTATATGGAAACTCAATCAGAAGTGCTTGCTGAAGCCTTTGAAGCTGAAGCAAACCAAGCTCCAACTATTGTAGACGCTGGCGTTGACGCGCCAACTGTTAAGACTACAAAGACTACTGATTCATCTAAGGGTTACACCGAAGAAGATTTAGCAAAAGTTCGTAGTCAAGAGAAAGACAAGTTGTATCCGCAAATTGAAAAGCTAAAATCTGAGCTTGAAGAAATCAAGCAAATGAGAGAAGCAGAACTTGCGGCCAAGCAAGCAGAGAAAGAGGCAC